AACTGATAGAACAATTGATAGAATATTATCAGCACATAGAGTTTCAAGGGGTTTAATTGGTTTACCTATTGATGATGCTGGTTTCTCTAGTGAAGGTGCTATCTTACAAGCACAATATAATCTATCAAATAAGATATTGATAAACGGCATGAGAAAGAAAGTAACAAGCCACATCAATACTGTATTAAAATTAAATGGTATTGAACAAGAATTAGTATTAAAACCATTATCATTTAACATTGATGTTGTTACAAGCAATAGAGAAGTTACAGTTGATGAAACCAGAAATGTTAATGAAATTATTGATGATGAAAATGAAGATACATCAATTTTAAATTAGTATATTTGCAAAAAAATTAATTATGGAAGTATATGTATTATATGATGTATATAGGGATAAATGCATTGTATTTTCTATAGAAAATATAGAGCAAAAAATTAGAGATTATATAACCAAATATTCTAATACATCTGATTGGACTGAAGAAGATTGGGATGAAGAATTGAATTGGTTAGTAAGAAATAATCATAGTGATACATATTATAGTGATGATAATATTAATCTTTCCCTATGGAAAAGAACAATTAAATGATTATGGAAAAACAAGTATATGTGTTAACAGTAAAAAATGAGGGTGAAATTTATACTTATGTATTTAAGGACAATACCCAACTGAAAAAGAAATTAATCAAAGTATTCAATGAAGAATATAACTATGATTGTGAACCAGAAGAAAGGGATAGAATGATTGAAGAATTGATTGAACATCATTATACCACTGGTGATATGCTCAATGATTTTGCTGAATATTATCTTGAAAAACAAATATTGATATAATAACCAAAGGATTATTCCTAAATATGTCTGAAGGGTGTGTAAAGCGTTACACACCTTTTTTTATGCACCGTTTAAGGTATATGTTAATTTTGCTCAATATTGTTCTTAATCTGTGCTTTTTTATTATATTTGCAAAAAAATTAATTTGCTATGAAAAGATGTATATTATTTCTTAGAGTTTCAACGGAGCAACAAGACTATGAACACCAGCGGATTGCATTAATTAAATATGCTAAATCCAAAGGTTATAGTGATTATTTGATAATTGCTCATAAAGAAAGTGGTATTAAACTTGCAGAATCGGAAAGACAAGGTATCGAAGAACTAAAAGAAACAATTGAACGAGATAAATCAATAAAAGCTATCTTCATCTTTGAGATTTCCAGATTAGCAAGACGAGAAGAAGTATTACATAGTATCAAAACATATTTAATTGAAAAGAAGATAAACCTTTTTATATATGATAAGCAATACCAGTTATTAAATAATGACGGTACAGTAAATAGTGATACAGAGTTATTATTTACTTTATATTCTTATTTCGCAAGTCAAGAAATGAAAGTGAAGAAATTAAGAATGAACGCTGGAAAAGCAAGACTAAAAAATGAAGGTAAATTCTATGGTGGAAAACTACTTTATGGTTTCAAGTCTGACAAAAACAACAACATATTGATTGATGAAGAAAAGTTAAATACTGTTAAATGGATTTTCAAAACATATTTGGAAACTGATATTAGTATTCGTCAATTGGGCATTGAATGCCAAAAAAGAGGTATCATAACCACTGATAATAAAAGAAGCGCTGGAAGTTGGATTAAGTTCATGCTGTATAATTATGGTTATTGTGGTGAATCAGAATTTGTAAAATATCCAGTAGTTATTCCTAAAGAATGGATTGAACGAGCAAAACAAAAAGCAAGAAGTCAAGCAAGATTACCAAGAGAAACCCAGAACATATATTTTTGCAAAAGCTTATTGTTTAACACTGACCATAAAAAAACTTATATTGCCAATAGAACGGATGCAAAATATTGTACTAGAGAACCACACCACCAACTTGATATTAACTTGTTTGATTCCTTTATTTGGGATGTTGTTAAGAATGGTATTTATCCATTATTTTTAAGGGTAAATGATGAAAATATTAATACAGAATTAGATAAAGAATTGGCAGTCGTTGAAATGAAATTAACAACAATTAACACCAAATTAGAAGACTTATCAAACGAATTAACAAAGATTAACAATCTATATATTAAAAATAGATTATCTGAAGAAGATTATGAGGTAAGATATAATGACAACATCAATTCTAAGGCTATTTTAAGCGATTCTAAGCGACTTTTAGAACAAAGTAGATTAACTATACTAAACAAGAAAGAAAATGCCTTAAATCGCACAGGATTGATTAATATTGAAACAATGACAAATGGTTTAACCGATAAAGAAAAATATGACTTGATACATCAACTTGTAAATAAAATTTATATTTCAAAAAAAGATGGCTATATTGAAATCTTGGTTGAGAACAAGATATTGCATACCCATGATGAATACAGATTTATTGATGGTAAGATATATTATTACAATGATGTATATATGTTAAATGAAGAAGATGAATGGTTAGAATATGAATTTGAAATTGAAAAGAGATTTACATATATTAAACGGAAAAGAGGTTAACAACCCAGTTAACCTCTTCATACAATTAAAATTAATAATTTAAACATATATAAAAAAAAACTACAAAAATTCATCATAAGGAGGTTGACCATATTATCAACCTCCGACAACCAAAATTATGATATAATATTAAAATGAAATCCCAAAATGCTTTCGCATTGCTCCCACACCTTGCAACGAACAAGTAACAATTCTCTCATGTGGGTATCAATAGTACCAGTTTCACAACTACCTATTGAAAATGTAATATAAAAACATATTTTATAATATACTTATAAATAATATATTTTTAATAAATAAACTTATGATATTGTTCCCCTTGGTAATATTGCTTTACATAACTTCCAATCAGTTCAAGGGGAAGTGTGTTTTGATTAAATCAAAAAGAAATAAAATATAATTTATTATTTTTAAAAAATTTTATATATTTTATTTTGTTTACCAATGTCTCGCAGCATTATGTAAATCATTTTTACAAGTATGATTTCTCTCCTTGGATGGATTACCATCATTTTTTATGATTATAAAAACATCAATGTACTTTTTAACTTTACTTCTGATGCAAAAATACAAATATTAATTTTTATTTCCAAATTTTAACAGAAATATTTTTAATTAATTTTTGTTAATTACCAACTTTTTTTATCTTGCAAGTTCACATGGTATTCTTGTTCTAGTGCATCAATTTTGGAATCCAGAATCTTATTCAATTCTTCAATTCTCGCTTCATATTCTTCTTTTGAAGTATCACCGTCACAAAATTCATCATTCGCAATTTCGGCTTCAATCTTATATTCTTTCTGAATGTCGCCTATCTTTTCATCAATTTCCCTTGATTCTTTAAGAGCATCAAACATCCAATCCAAATCATCATTCATATTCAAATTCTAATTTATTAATGTATCATTTCTGAATCACATTGCAAAGATACATATAATTTTTCACATTTCAAAGTTAAATTTGTTAATTGTTGTTAAAGTATTTGGTGATGTGGATTTTTTACAGTTGAAGGAATCCAGAACGATTTAAGCCACTTTTGTTCTTTGCTTATGATAAGTTAAGGACGACACTCAAAATTGCTTAGAACGTCTTGGAATCGCTGTACAAGCGTTTTCACCTAAAAATTTTCAGAATTTGAACTTGGTCTAGACAATTATATTCCCCACCGAGAAAAATTGAAATATTTAATTATTTTTAACTAAAATAATTTCATTTTTTAAAAATATTTTTTATATTTTTGAATCATAGGAAATATTTATATTAAAATAAATTTGGAATATGAATAAAGATGAATTAAATGAATTATTAATGTTGCTACCAAGCAACATCAGAAATAACAAGGATTTTACATTTAAAACTAAATTAGTTCTAGCGCAATTAGTATTGATGAATGGTCTAGACAAAGCAAAAAAAGACGGATATTTTTTCGTCACCAATCAAAAGTTAGTTGATGAATTGGCAATTAGCGAACCAACACTTATCAAAACATTAAGACAACTTGAAGCACATGGTTACATTAAAAGAAAACAAGGTAAAAGAGGTGAAGCTAGCGAGTATATTGTTAATGAAGAATTGATATATGGTAATACTAAAAATTTAAGTAATAATTTAAGTAAAGATTTAAGTAATAATTTAAGTAAAAAAATTGATGATTTAACATTGATAATCAATGACTTAGTTAAGACTAACCAGATGCTTATTACTAAAATTGAACATCTTGAAACTTTAGTAAAACAAAATAAAAATTTTAGTACAGATACAGAATCAGATACAGAACTAGAACTAGATATTAATAATAATATTAAATATAATAATATAATATATAGAAAAAATAAAAATAATACTAGAATAAATATAAAAGAAAAAGAATTAAATGAAGATATATTTAAAAAAATGAAAGAAGCATCATCAATTGAAGATGATGCTCCTATAAAAAGAAAAAGTAAAAATTATACTATGGTAATAGACATTGATGATAATCCAATTCTGGATGAATATATAATGTCTAGAGTAGAAGAATGTAAAAAAATTATTTAAAAAATATTTTATTAAAATTTGTTAATTTCAATTTTAATTTATATATTTGCATTAGAAAAAATATAATAAAACTTTACTTCAATTTCTTTTTATTTATTTTTTAAACAAACATAAAAAATAACATGACCATCAAGACATTAATAGTTAAAAAACTACAACAGTACATCAACAAGGAGAAACTTAAACTTGAAGAATTTTTTAACAAAGAAAATACAACAGAAAAACAACTTCTTTCAAAAGTTAAAAATATTCATCAAGCAACCCAGCAATTAAGAAGCATCAAGTTCAAAGATGAATATGAATATACAGAAGTTGATAATAAGATATACTTTGTCACCAATGGGCATAGATTGTTTATAACCCAGACAAAGAAGGATAAGAAAAACATTAAACTCAACGAATAAGGGTATTTTAAAGCGTTATCCGAGACTTTCACCTTCAAGATATGTAAAGTATCATCGCTATATAAGAAAGTGTCAGGAAACGCCTTAAAACACTTAATAGTTAAAAATCTCTAGAACATTCTTCAATTCCTTGCATATTCGTCTGGTTATCTGGAACTTAGCAACCTAAAATCCAGAATTTATGAGACCCAATACTATTAAGCAATGGCAAATTGAGAAGAACATAGCAGATTGTTGTTATGTGCTTGAAAGGTATTTAAACCAGAGAGTTAAGATGTTTAGTCTTTTACAGTGTATATTACCAGTTGGTTGGAAGATAACATCAATCAATGAAGATGGTTATAAATACATTGAACGGTCATTCCAAGCAAAACAGAATGATTTCTACAATGTATATATGAGTTTAAAACATAATAAGGTGAATGTTTACCAGTACTATGAAGCACCATTCAATAAGGATTTTCAGACAATAAGACTTAACCTTGTCATTGATAAGGATAATAACATCACCTTTATGACTTGAAATCTTTTTTCTATTTCATAAAAAAATCTTTTTTCATATAAGTATTTATTTTAATTTATTATTTATTAGAGAGTTAAGTGTTTACTTAACTCTCTTTTTTTATATATTTTATAAGAATATCAAAAATAATTTTAAATATTTTTAACTTTTTAAAATTTAAAAGATATTTATTAGTAAAATACAGATATAATATGAATAACGAAACAATTTTACTTTTACTATGGTTGGGTTTAACAATAACCTATCCAATGATAAAGAAAGGAATCCAAGAAATAGTATTGGATTTAACATACATAATAATAACACCAATAGGATTAATTTTTAGGCTATGCAAGAATATACAACAGTTTATTGCAAGGACTTGGAAGAAGTCCAGTTAACTTACTTTGGGGATTTATCACTTTTTGATAATTATCCTATCAAACACTTACAACAAATTATAGACCCAAATGATGTTAAATACATTATTGTGGTATATGAAGAAGGATATATGATAGTTGTAACCAAACATTCATATTTTGAGAGATTTAAAAATAAATTTATAAAATAAATATTATGGGTAAAGATAAAGATTTTTTTAATGATAATGAAAAAAAATGTTGGGAGAAATTACAAGTATTCAATGATAACGTATTACACATTAAAGATTTAGGTAGAACACCAACAAAACACTGGACTGATGCAAGTGGTCATACCGCTGATTCAAGATATTTTAATATGGAATTGAAGAATAGAAACCAGATAATTTATGTTGATGATAATTCAAATTATATTGCAAGTGGTTCAACGGATAAAGGAAATTCATATACAGCCGATAATTTATATATCGAGCAACATAAAGTATGTTCAATGATGTTAGATTGGGTTTGTTTAGGATATGAACCAATTTATATTAATTTCCTGAACGATTGTATTGTAGTGTACAATTTGTCAAAACTTAAAAGAAGACCTATTACAGAGCCAAAAAAAATACATTCTAAAGGATATGGACAAATGGAAATAGGAACAAGAGAGGGTTTATTTTTGACTGATGCTACGATATATGATTATAACTATAACTTAATTAAAAGACCGCAATAATGACAAAGGAAGAACAATTAGAAATGTTCTATTCTTTCTTATCCAAAAATTATAAAGATGTTGTAAAGAAGTACAAACAAATGTGCTTCTTACAACATATAACATTCGATGAAGATACATTACAAGAAACCGTAATAAAGGTTGCTGATATGATAAATAAAAAAGGATTAAAAGGAGAAACGGAAAAAGATATTGAGAATTATTTTTTTAATAGTTTTCGTTTTAATTTATATCAGCAACATCTTCAAGACCAGAAACAACTGAAGGATTTGAATATTGACCCTTATGATTTAGAATTAGAAGATATACCATATTCAGAAGATAATGTACAATATGCAGATATGGCAGCACATTACATATTTACCAAAATAAAAGAAGTGTTTGACCCAGTTACAGTTCGGTATTTGGCGATTAAGATACATGGTAACAATAGACAACCAAGAGTTGAATTATAAGAAGATAAAACAAATGACTGGAATAGAAGATACTCGCAGAAGAATTGTAATGGTAAATAAGTGGATAAGAGAGAATATATCGCAAAAAGATATTAAAGAAGCAATACTAAAAAAAGAAATTTTTAAGTAATAATGTTTATTTAAAAGATTTAAAATGATGATTTTACAAGTTATTTTATCAATAATTGTATTTTTTGTTGTTAAATGTATCATATATAATATAACAGAAAAAGGATTACCAGATTTTATAAATTATCAACCTTTTAATTGTTATAAGTGTTTTTCATTCTGGACTTTAATAACTTTATATATTGTAATTTTACTAAGTTTCAGCACATGGGCATTTTCAATATCTGGTATCATTATAACAATATTAGATGCAATAGCATTGACAATAGATGAAAAAAATAATACAATCTCAATTAAAGATATATAATATGTGGAATAGTGAAGACATCGTTATGATGCAAAAATTAATACAAATAGCAAATAGAGGTTACAGAATTAATGGTACTGAAGTAACTGAATTATATAATAGAATTTTTAATAAACAATTAAGACCTACCAATTGTGGTTCCTGCATTTCACAAAGATATAAGGAGTTGAAAATATCATATAATTTATTCAATGAAGAATTAAAGAAACAAGAAGAAAAAGCAAAAGCATTGGAAGTATTGGATGAATTACTAACTCCTACTGAAGATGAATTGCCAAAGAAAAAAAGAAAAAAGAAAGGAGAATAAGAAATGAATCAACCAAAAGGCGATGATAAACATCATAGTAAAATAAGGCATGAAGAAGCAATTAAATGTGTTGTTAATGATATTCTTGATGGTGCAACATATTCAGTGTTATACCAGAAATTAACTGAAGATGAATATGGTTTAGAATTTAAATATTCTCAATCAATGGCACAAAAGATAATCACCAAAGCAAGGAAAAGATTAAAAGAGGACTACAAAGAAATGTTACCTCAAATGAGAGAAACATTAACCAATATATGTATGGATATTCTTTCTGAAGCAAAACAAATTGGTGATAGAATGAACGCATTAAAAGCAGTTGATTATGTCGCAAAATTGACTGGAGCATATGAACCAACGAAAGTTGAAGCAAAGGTAGAAAATTATGTAATAGACTTTAAATTAACCAATGAAGACGATACAAATTAAGCGGTATTAAATTAACAAAATCTCAACAACTATTATATGATGCAGCACACAACAAAGAATATAGATATATATTGGCAAATTATAGCCGACAACAAGGTAAAACAACTGTAGTAACATTATTGTGTTTAGAATGGTTATTAACACCAAATGAAGATGTTATATATTTTACACCAAAAAAAAATCTTGGTAAAACAATATATGGTAAATTAATAAAATTATTACCAGAAAAATTAGTGACAAAATCAAATGGAACTGATTTATTTATTGAAACTGTAATGGGTTCAAGTTTAAAATTCTTCAGTGGCGAATCGGCACAATCAGCAAGACGGAAGTAACTGCACAAGATTAATTATTGATGAAGCATCTTATGTAAGAGATACTGTAGATGGGCAATCATTCTGGTATAATATTGTTCGTCCACTAATTAAGGTAAGAGGAAAGAATGTGATAATGATTTCAACACCACTTTCAACAAACGGTTTCTTTTATGAATTGTGCATGAAAGCAATTAAAGGCGAAAAAGGTTACTTATACATTAAACGCACCATATATGATGATGGGTTGATTGATGAAAAAGGAATTGAAGAAGAAAAGAGAGGAATACCAGAACTTGCATGGAGAGCAGAATATTTGTGTGAATTTATTACAAACGCATTATCAGTATTTCCAGATTATGAAAAGTGTTTTAAACCAATTTCATTCAAATATAATAATTTATATTGTGGCATTGACCTTTCAACAGTTGGTGATGATAATACAATTCTAACATTTATTAATGATAAAAATGAAATTGAACAATTCAATATAAAAGGTGAACTTGATTCAAAATATAAACAAATAGCTGATTTATTAAATAAATATAAACCAGTAGCCACATATTTAGAGGTTAACTCAATTGGTGAAGTAATGTACAATGAAATTAAGAAATTATTAAAAAATAAAGATACATTACATAAATTCACTACAACCAATGATTCAAAAAAAGAATATGTAAATAAGTTATCAGTAATGATAATGAATGATGAAATATCTTTCAATGAAAATAATAAATTATTATATTCTGAATTGGGTACTTTTAGTTATAAAATATCAAAGAATAGAAACATATCATATGCAGCATTGCCTGGAGCACATGACGATACAATAACATCATTGGGTATGGCAATACAAGCAAAAGAAGATTTTAAATATACAAACAATATAATATTTGCTAAACGCAATATACCAAAGAAATTAATTTAATATGCGGAAGACCAAGACAAAATTTTAAATTCAATTTACCAGAAAAATGGGATGATATAACATTACAAAAGTTTATTGAATTACAATCTTTATATAAAGATGAACACAAACCAACATATATAGAAATCATATCAGTATTATCTAATATATCAGAACAAGAATTAAGGGAATATCCAGCTTTAGTAATAGATAAAGTAATGGATAATTTAAAATTCTTATCTGAACCAATCACCAAAGAAAGTTTAAATACAATTGATATTGATGGAGAAAGATATATAATCAATTATATGGAAGAATTAAAGTTTGGTGAGTTTGTTGATGTACAAACAGTATTAGATGCTGATAGAGGTAATTTTCCAGCGATTCTAAGCATTATCTGTAGAAAAGAAGGGGAAATATACAATGATGAATATATCGCCAAATTACAACCAAAAAGAATGGAAATGTTTGCAAAACAACCTGTAACTAAAGTATATCCAATCATCAATTTTTTTTTAAACTTATCAATGCTATCATTGAACAATATCCAATCATTTTCGGAGAACCTCAAAGACCAAACAAGCCACATTCTGACAGCCTTAGAAAATTCTCAAAGAAGTGGAACTGGATTAAAACGCTTTATGAACTCTCCAATGAAGAAATTGAAAAAGTTGAGAAAACAGCTCAACAATATCTAACAACAGTATTACAGTTTTTGACATACACAATTGAAAAAGGCTGGGCAGAAGAAGATGAAGAACGCTTTCAAGATAATTTAAGAAAACAAAGAAGGAATTAAGATTTTGTTTTTAATTTTATTTTATATATATTTGCGATAGTTTAATATTTATTAGTAAATTTAAAATATGGGTATTGTAAAAAGATTTAAATTAGATGAATTTATGAATGATTGTCATTCTGAATTAAAGGATAGAATATTGGAAACATTAAACGATATTAAAGATAATATTAGGTTTATTCAATCGCAATCAAATGAATATGCTTATATTAGGTTTAAAGGATTATATGTAGAAGAACAATTATTATCAATGTTGGATGAGTATAAAGAAGAATATGATTTTGAAAACTATTTTTATTATCCAAATACAGATTATACAGCAATATATTTGAAAAAAAAAACAAAGGTAAAGGAAATAGATAAATCATATCATTATTGTCGTTTATATAAAATATTATCAAATGGTGACAAAGGTATATTAAGAGAAACAATTAATGGAAAACTATTATATGGTAGAGTATTAATACAAAAGGTACATAGTTATTATGATGATGATATTGTTAATATGAAATATTTAACTTATAAGGTAGATGAATAAAACATCTACCTTTTTTTTATATCTAAAATGTTTATTATAAAAATATGAATAAGATATGAATATAAATAATCATACACTGGAAATTATAGTCAATGGTGTGCCAATTGATTTATATGAAGAAGGTGTTAATTTAAGAATGAATAGGGTAATCAATGACCCTACAAAAATATCTACAACACAAGCAGAATATAGTTTTACTTTCGATTTACCAATTACACAAAACAACGGTAAGATATTTGGGCATATAAACGCAAGTTCTAAACCAAATAAATTTTCAACAAGATATAATTGTGAAGTATATGCTGATAATATTTTAATATTTAGAGGTACATTAAAAGTTGCTTCAATTGAAGACAATAGTTTTAAATGCAATTTATATCAATCAAAAATTTCAACATTGGAAAATATATTTGGTGAATCAACAATGAATGAAATCAGTTGGAAAGTTCCATTCAAGGGTACAAGCACAATCAATGAAGTTAATGCTGATGAAACAACAAAATACTTTTTCCCTTTAGTTGCTTATAGTCTATTTAATAAATTACCACAAGTAAGTTCTAGTAGTGGGTATAGAAAATATAGTGATAAATATTTGATAGATGATACAAATGTATTTTATTTTAATAGTTATATACCATCTTTAAATTTGGTTGAATTATTAAAGAAATGTTGCGAATTAAAAGGATATGAATTACAAGGTGATATTTTATCTGATAAATTATTAAATGATATATATTTGTCAAATTACATTTCTGATGACCAAGACCCACTTTATAACTATGGAGACCCAGATATGGGTGAATTATCTTTTGATGTAACTTTTAAAAATTATACTGAAAATGATAGATTTCCAAGATATTATATTGATGCTTCTTTGGCTCATCCTATACCCTACCCTTCAGCATTAAGAGATTACCAAAATTACACAAGTGTTTTTGCCTATAATTTGTTAGATGAAAATCTAAGTACGGTTTCAAATATTGTAAATAAGTCAAAATTATTGGTTGATGGCGGAATACAAATACCAGCAGATGGTTGGTATGAAATTACTTTAAATGCTAATTTTGGTGTTCCTACAACACAAGGTTCTTTAACTGATGTATATCAATGTACTGGTTTTGAACGTTCTTCAAAAAGAGGTGATGCACCAAGAGTATATGAAAATGTTACTATTGATTATTCATTGAGTAATATGCCAGTTGAAATACAATTATTAAGATATAATGCTGATGATGGTGATGTTGAAAGTTTATCTCATGACTTGATTTATAAAGGTGAATATCCTAATGAATATACTTTAGATGGTACTAAAAGGTCAGCACAAAGAGCAAGCAGTTCTTCAAGTTCAGATAGAACAGCAAGTAGAGGTGGTGCTTCAAGACCTGCACCTAATAGAACAGCAAGTGCATATACTTATACTAACGTTACATCAACAACAGAAGGACAATCAGTAACAACAGCCGTTGACCCATATAATAACTCAAATTTTATATGTGGTTTATCTCAATCCAACTGGAGTAGAAGTACAGCATATATTAAAAATGGTTACTCATGGAACTATGATGATAGAACACAATATAATTCTTTATATAATTGTAACGGATATTATTGTTATACTGGACTTACAGAAGGTTCTGGGTATTTACAAACAACAGTTAATCAGAATACTTTAGTTGGTGCATCGAATGAACAAATAATAGCAACTGGTAGATTCTCCAAAGGTGTATGTCGTATTATAATCAAATTAAATAAGAATGATATATTAGTACCTTTTATTCAAAATAGGGCTTACTATGATGAAGATGGTAATGATATTGTTTATAAGATTGAAGCTGATATGTCTTTTAAATTAAGAGCAGTTGCACCAAGTGATATAGGTAGTGATAAACTTACTTATGGTATGGATTCTTTATTTGACAAGAATTTAAACTTAGGTAATTTTAATAATAACAAACAAAAAATATCAGAGTTTTTTAATGAGGTTCAAAAGGCTTTTAATTTATCTTTTCAACAAGAAGGAACAAGTATTATTTTAAATAAAAATAAAATACCTTCAAAATTATCAGTACCAGTAGATATAGATAATAAGGTAAATACAAATGATGCTATTTTCAATGAAATAGAATTTCCATCGTCAATGGTTGTTAAATGGTCAATAGATACAGAAGAAGAAGGTTTTTATAGAAGTGTAGAAGCAAATGCGACAGAAGAACAAATACAATCAAATGAATGGAAAGATTATGGCGATTATGGTTATCAGAAAGTAAACATATCAAATGCTGATGATGCTAAAGAAGCAGCACAAACTTTAGGATTCTCATATAACTGGAACCAACCTTTCTATGTAACACAAAACAATCAATCAGCAACGGTTAGTTTACCAGTTATTGGTAAAACAGAATGGTGGATTGAAGGTTTAGATTATGAAGGATATAGTAAATATGATGGTAGAGGTTTAAAACAAAGATTTTGGTTTAGAGGTAGTCAAACTGGAGTTGAGTTATTAACAAATGAAACAGATTATTATGATATAACAACAGCAACAAATTATAAATTATATAATGATGGAGTTATGTATTTAAATTATAATAACGCTGTAAATAGTTTATTATATAAATATTTCAATGTCGATGCAAATAGTAGAAGTGATGAAGCAGAGGTAGAAGTATATCTAACACCAATGGAATATAAATTAATATCACAAGGTGCAAGCGTACATTTTGATGATGATATTTATATTGTAAATGAGGTTCAAGGTTATGACCCAACTGGAACAAACCCAACTAAATTAATCTTAATGAAAAAGTAAATATGATAAGGGAACTATTTAAAGTTCCCTTTTTTAATTTCAAATGTTTATATTAAAAATGATATAAATATGATTTCAGAATTAATTACATATTTAATGAATACAGCTAAGAATCATAAAGCTGTAAATTATGTGGGTTACAAAAGACAAGTGAATATCAATGACCAGAACAATACAAAATATTACCAATTTATTATTGATAATGAAAGTCTATTGGAAAAGCAAATAGTAGAGGGTATATTAACTTTAAGATTGAATATAGATGTATTAGGCTTTGTTTCCAGCGATTTAACAGTGTTAGATGTACAAGATACTGCCTTACATATTATTCTTGATTTTATGGAGTTTATAAACAATGATAGAGAGTATCATAACTTGGAAGTAAGAGATTATAGCATTGCATCTTTTAGTGAATATACTGATGATAATTCTGCTGGTGTTCGTTGTACCATTCAATTAATAGTTCCTTCACCAATTAACTTATGTGAGTATAAAGATAACTTTATTGAAAAAGAAGATGAAGTTATAGTTGATGTTGATGTGAACCCAACAAATGATAATTGTACAGACACCAAATATAGCGGAGAAAGTACATTAATAATTAACCCAATTAAATTGAAATAATGAATGATTTAGCAAACCAAATAGCAAAGCAAATAACAAGGGAAATACTTATTGTCTGGCGTCAACTTATGGCTTCTGATTATGCTGTAAATGTTAAGTCAAATACAACATTGGAGT